CTTCAATACATTTAACCGTACCATCGGCGAATTTCTCATAATGTAAATTATCGGAAGTAATGCGCGTAAACGACTTGCTTTTCTACATTATAAATAAAATGTATTTTTAATTAGAGGCATCCTGTTTCAAAAAATGCGTATGAACCACTGATGCAACCTTTTGTTAATTGCTTATAAATGATATCTATTTTCTTGTTTAGAATATTATAGCACATTTCCGCTGTACTTTCAATCAGATATAATGGAAATAATAAATCTAAATTCTGTCAAATGTTAAGTAGGATACGCTTATAACATACCAACAATCTCACCTGACTTCGATTTCTTTTTAGGCAATCTTGATAACATTTAAATTCACCTTTATTGTTTATATAGAATTCTACCACCACATCTGTCCAATAAACCGTATAACTGCGCCACAATGTCGCACCCATAAAAAACACCTTGCCGCAGTATAATTCTGTAGCAAGGTGTAAGATATTCACGATATTAACTTATGTAGCACTATTTTGCACAATCCGTGACAAAAATTACTGTAATTTTCACCAATTGTTTTTTGCTGTTTCAAAAATTATCAGCGAATTCTTAATCCGAATCCACTAACGCAGTTATTCTATTTTGCACATCCTAACTATTGACAAATAGCCTTTATTTATACCACATATCAATTTAAAACCAGGTATTTCTGCTTGGCTTTTTCGTCAGACAAACCTGTGCCGCCGGGTATGGCTTTGTATCAAGATTTTTTAGAACATAAAAAATACCCCATCGCAACTAAATGCAATGGGGCTTTCTATCTGGAGCTAATACCCGGATTCGAACCGGGGACCTCATCCTTACCAAGGATGTGCTCTGCCGACTGAGCCATATTAGCAAACTCCTGACGGTTATTTATTATATCATATCATATCGACTTTGTCAAGGAAAATTTACGAATTTTAAAGGAGATACACCGTGACAGGTTTATTAACGTACAATGTATTCCCATAATCAAACAAACCGCATTGTTGTGCGGTTTGTAGCTGGTACGGGTAACAGGACTTGAACCTGTAATAAAATGGCTTAACAGAGCCGTTTGTGAGCATTTTGACACCCTATTTGACACCCTACGCTTGTATCAAGACGTTTCAATCTGTATATAATCGTCCAACATTTTGAGGTTCTTTTTCTTATATTTTTCTGACAGATGGGTGTATATTGAAAGGGTGGTCTGAATGTCTTTATGTCCTGCCTGCTCCTTTGCGGTTACTATGTCAACGCCGGCGAGATACATTAGCGTGATGAAGGTGTGGCGCAACCAATGGGCAGTTATAGGCGGGATAACTTTATGATCCGTTCCGGGTATCTGTGTACCGTATTTTTCGGATAAGCACTTGATGTAGCTTTCCCACATACGATACCAGCTTTTATCCGAGTGCATTTTACCTTTAGCATTCGTAACTACAAAAAATGATGTGTGGGGGACTTGTCGCAGGTAGTTTACTAAAATCTGAGGAATGCAGACAGTTCTTGTTGCGGCATCTGTTTTACCGCCTTTTTTCACTACAAGCCCTGAACCGCTGACTTGCTCAACAGATTTGTTTACCCGGATTGTCGCTTCATCAAGGTTTATATCGGTCCATTGCAGCGCTATAAGTTCTCCTCTACGTAAACCTGCGTACATCATAATCATTGCGGCGGTCTGGGCTCTGTGCGGTGTATCTCGTATCCACGCTTGTTCCTCGCTTGTCAGAGCTCTCCTGTGTTCAGGCTCTTGCTTTGCTTTAGGTATTGCTACGTTCTTAAAGAAATTGTGGTCGATAGCTCTGTTGTCTGCGGCGAGTTCAAGTACGCCCTGGGCAATTCCTTTAACGCTCTGCATAGTCTTCTCGGAATAGCCCTTGTTTGCCATATCAAACAGTATTTCAGTCAGCATATACTGCTTGATTATTGATAACTTCGTATCTTTCAACGGTTCTAAAATTTTCGCATTTGTCCTTATGGCACGGTACCATTTGTCGCTTACCGAGGACTGCTTTGTGATAAGATACATTTCAAGCCAGTCACCGAAAGTTTCACGCTCTGAGGTGATGTCTATACCACGGTTGACGAGTTTTGTTTTTTCGGACAACTTTGCTTTCATTTCTCTTTCAGTGGCGGCGTAAACATACTTGTATTTCGGTACGCCGTTTTCAGTGCCGCAGTACATTTTTGCCTGATATCTGCCGTCTTTTCGCTTTGTATAAGTTACCTTTCCGGGCATTTTAACACCTCCTAAATTTTTTCCCCGCTTGTTACGGCGGGGAAGGGCTTATTTGATATATCTGTTAAGCGCTGCTTTCAATTCATCTATGTATTTTTCTGCTTCGTATACACTTTGCAATGAGTGTTTGATTTCCTTTTTGTTTTCATCCGGAATAATGATGGTTTTCTTGTTATCTGTAAGTATAAATCTACAGATCCATTTTGTTGTTTTTCCCTGATAAAGTATGCCGAAGTAGCTTTCAGTATCTTTATACACGATATCTTCCATTGCGCAGTATTCTTTCAGAAGATTTTTAATAACAAAATATGCTTCAAGCTCTTCGTTAGTTGTAACTATTCTCGATATTTTCTCTTTTGGTTCTTCGGTTGTTTCTTCCTGTACATTTTCAGGTTGTTTATCAGCTATATTTACATCCAGAGCACTTTTGATTTTATCGCTCATCAATTCATTGATATAATCGTTAAGTGCCTTTTTAAGTATAGGACGGAACTTTTCAACTACCGATTGCATTAGTTTTCCTTCGTATATTCCGGTAAGGAACAATTTCACGAAATCATCCGACGGCTGTTGCAACTGTTTAGCCAGTATTGTTTTAAATTCATTCGAATATTTAAGTTCCGAAGCAACATCAAATATCTTTGAAATATCAAACTGCGATTTGTGGAATTTCTTTAATTCCGCAACCTGATTTTCTTTTATATCAAGTATATTGATTTCAAGGAAAGGAGTTTCATCCATTTTGTTGGTTTCATCAAGATCAGTATAAAAACGATAAAACTGCCCGTTGGTAAGAATTGCGAATTTTGCTTTGGAAGTGCCGAAGTACCTGAACAACTGACTGTCATGCTTTTCAAGATTTTCACCTATCCATTTACATTCAATCAATATGACAGGATCACCGTTATTCATTATAGCATAGTCAACTTTTTCGCCTTTTTTAATACCTACATCGGCAGTGTACTCCGGCACAAATTCGTCAGGGTTAAATACATCATAGCCAAGCAAGGAAAAGAAAGGCATTATCAGAGCTGTTTTGGTTGCTTCCTCTGTTTGAAGATTAGGCTTTAAAGTTTCAACTCTTTTTGCAAATTGCTTAATCTGATCGATGAAATCCATTGTAAAATTCCTCCTCAATCTTTTCGACATAACACGACAAAATATAAATTTATACTACAAAATCTATAAAATGTATTTACTTTATGTCGAAAGTATGATATTATATTATTTGGAAACAGTTTGAGAAATCTTACTGTTAGCTCCTGCCGATATTCGCAGTAACGGCGGGAGCATTTTTTTATATGTCTTTTATGATTTTTCTAACAATACCAAGTATTCTAAGTCTATCACGCTCAGCACCTTTAAAAACTCTTGGTGCGTATTCTGGATTGAATGACAGCAACGTAATGCTGTTTTTGTCGTACTCTATCTTTTTTACGACCGAATCCTCGTCATCAATAAGGACTACAGCCACCTTTCCTGACTCGCACCAATCTTGTTTTAGCACCTGAATAAAATCGCCATCTTCAATTTTAGGATACATACTGTTACCTTGTACTTTTATACACAGCGTATTACGAGCCTCTTCGTCATTGGATATAAACAACGGTATGTAATCCAGAATATAATTGTCAGGGAACGCACCGAAGCCGGCTGATACGCTCTCATATACGGGAATCATTCGTATTTTTTCTTGTGGTAGGATCATTGCGTTTGACTCGATGGATTGTGATGTTGTATCGGGATTATCTGTTTTAAGCGCAAGATACGCTGCACTCACATTCAGTTCGCACGCTATTGACTCAAGTATCGGCAATTTAATTTTTGCCACTTGTCCTGTTTCATATCTTTGAATTGTTGATTTGTTTAATCCTAAGCGTTCTCCAAGTTCCCCTTGTGTCAGTTTATTATTTTCACGGCATAACTTAATCCTTTTACCAATCTCTTTTACGTCTGCCATGTTGTCCACCTCATTTCACTATAAGCATTATAACACACTAAATTGCATAATGCAATAGCATTTCTTGATTTTGTTAAAAAAAGTTGCAAAACGCTATTGACAAACGCTAAAATGTGTGTTAATATATGGCTATGCAAGGTTGCAAAACGCAACATGAAAGGAGGCGATGAGATGGTGAATACAAACAAGATCAAAGGCAGAATGCGTGAGCTTGAAATAACACAGGCAGATGTCGCTAAGTGTCTGAATATTGCTCAACCAACCGCAAATCAAAAGATTAACAATATCAGACCGTTTGATTTAGACGAAGCTGAAAAGTTTTCCGCTCTTTTAGGTATAAATGCCGGAGAGTTTGGCACTTATTTTTTTGCTCACTGAGTTGCAAAACGCAACAACCAGAGGAGAGAAGGTGAAGAAATGCTGTTAAATCTGAAAACAGAGATAGCCCGAAAACGTTTGTCTGCCGCAAAAATAGCGGAGTATATCGGCATAACGCCAAAAACTATGTCGTGCAAGGTAAACGAAAAAACTGAATTTACTCGTTCTGAGATGTTTGCAATACATAGTCGATTTTTTCCTGATGCGGATATGCGCTACCTGTTTTATTCGGAAAATGACAAAATGAAAGAGAGCAAATCACTTTAACAGTAATCTACTCTCCCAACATTTCGAGCTTTTCAGCTCATCGCTTTATCACTTTGATTTCTTTGAAGGTGTCTGTGATAAAGCACTTCCGGCAACACTTTTGGTGTTTTTGCCATAGCGATTGTCACTAAGAATTTTAGACGCTTTAGTGGCAACAGCTTTTGAAGTTGTTTTATTAGCCATAGCTTTTCCTCCTTTCGCAATTAGTATGGTTGTATTATACCACATATAGTTGCAAATGTCAAGAGGATAACAACATATTGTGTTAAAATGCGTCTGAATTGGGATGGAACGGTTTAAAATAGCTTAAAACAGTATAAAACAGCAAAAAAAATAATCCGTTATGTGGCTTAGTGAACTATGAATAGTGTAGGAGGTGAAAAAATGAGACGAACAATGCCATCACTTGAGTATCGAATACCGACTGACTGGGAAGAGTTGCCGATAATATTTGATCTTGCAACGCTTGCCAGGATAACAGGGCTTTCCTATGAAACACTTCGTGGCAAAGCCCGGAACGGTGAAATACCGTGTGTTAAGGTAGGTACGCAGTATAGACTTGAGAAAGAAGCTGTAAAGAAATGGTTAGGAGGTAGTTATGAAAATATCTAAGATAATCGCCCGTACGCTTTCTCTGCTCTTGCGAGCTTGGGTTACAGCGTGTGCGGCCGTAATGATGTATGTTCCTATTTGTTGAGAAATCGGTGCTAAGAAATTACATGGAGGGTTAAATCAATGGCAAAGAAAATCTACAGTGTAGAAATAGACACTAGTGCCTATACCGGCGAAATATTCCAGGCAGACACAATCGGCGAGTGCGAAGAATTCACCAAATGTCGAGGTCTTCTCGAAGATGAAGATGTCGGCGATGTCAGAGTAGCGTTGCTATCTGTGCAGGGCGATGGAGAAATGAAATGCTTAAAAGAGTACAAATGCGAAAAAGCATACAAGGTCGATGAAAAGCAGAGGGCTGTACCGATTATCGTATATAGCGAGGTGACCGCATGATGAAAAAACAAGTTATCCTGTACATACTTGCAAGGGTAGTACAGGCGATTGTAACGGCTCTTACGTGCAATATAACGGCTCTGCTGTTCATCAACGCCGCATACGAAGAGCGTGGATATCTCGCCGTAGGAGGCGAATGGATAGTCATAGCGGGGCTGACAGTGACAGTTTGGTATCTGATGGGACTGCTCCTCAAAGATTGGTACAAAGGGGCACTGGCAATGTTACAGTTTAGGAAGGAGCATAAAGAAGATGAACGATCTGGAAAAAATCGCAGCCGAAGCAAGAAAACACGGAATATCGTACGGTAAGTACGTTGAAATGCTAAAACAGGAGAAACAAATGACACAGGAACTGAAAGAATTAATTATAACGGACTACGAAAGCGGTCTGAGTGCTAACGAAATAGCGGAGAAGTACAAGATCAATCCGACAACGACAAGAAACAACATATGGAACTGGAGAAAAAAAGGCTTGATCAAGTCTGTTACGGAAGTAGAACCGAAGAAGCAAGTAGAAAACAACGAACCTATCCCTGCGCCTGTTGACAACATTGATATGTCGGCAACAGAAAAGCTTGAAAAGTTACAGCGCTTTGTCAGAGTATTTGTCAGAGTATTTGGCGATGCAAAGATTGACGGCGTTTTCGCAGACAACACCGAGAATGTATGTGATGTAAGGTTTGCGTTAAGCGGCAAGCGATACATAGTGCAGATGAAAGAGGTGCGAGATGAAGTATAAGGTAACAGCTACGTTTGATGCAATAAACGAGGCAATGGCGCTTGTCAATGCTCTTGTCGGTGTTGTCGATGAGGTTGAAATGATTGACGAGGAGGACGAAGACGACGATGATTAGATATGACAAGCCGATTATCAAGAAAAGTATATCAAGCGCAACGGATGTATGTTTTGCGGCACAGATATTCAGTTCAAAGATAACCATCTTTCTGTCCTTCGACAAACACATCCTAAAGCATATCGTGTTTGTATGGATCAGTATGGATATAAGCATGAGTTAAACAAGCTCTTTGAGATGAAGAAAAATCAAAACATCTTAGCGGCAACAACCGATTTAGGCAGAACAGCAAGAATGATAGATGCGGCAGGAGAACAGCTTACACTTCTTGACGTGCGACCTTGCGCTTATGATGATTTTGCCGAGATGGTTGATCTGAAAGGAACGGGACTTGATAATGAATACGATCCTGATGCATAATAATTGGCTGGCAATGAAGGTAATGCTTCTCATCGGACCTATAACACAGGACGAGTTCTGGACGGCAGTACCTAAGGCACACGCAAAGCTGTGGCGGATAGTCGAACGTGAGGGCAATCCGGACGGCAAGAGACTGACGGTTGATTATGCGGTACAGCTGATAGCAGAACAGATAGAATCGGACAGAATGATAAAGAGGACAGCGTATGGATTTTGGAAGAGCACAATTGAACTTGTGTGATGAAATTATTGTAGATAATTTTGCAGGTGGAGGCGGAGCAAGTACAGGCATTGAGTTGGCTACAGGAAGACCTGTAGATATAGCGATAAATCATGATCCCGATGCCATATCAATGCATATGATAAATCATCCGTATACAACGCATTATTGTGAAAGCGTGTGGGATGTTAATCCCTACGAGATTTGCATGGGTCGTAAAGTTGGTTTAATGTGGTTATCGCCTGATTGCAAACATTTTTCCCGAGCTAAAGGCGGTAAACCAGTTAGCAAAAGCATCAGAGGTCTTGCATGGATAGCGCTTCGATGGGCTGCTACGGTTAAGCCAAGAGTCATTATACTCGAGAATGTACCGGAATTTGTAACATGGGGACCTTTGTTGAAGACTGGTTATCCGGATATCAAACAAAAAGGCAGAACATTTAAATCATTTGTAAATGCGCTGAAATATCATGGATATAATGTTGAATGGCAAGAGCTAAAAGCATGCGACTATGGAGCACCAACCATACGCAAACGTTTTTTTCTTGTTGCCAGATGTGATGGAAAACCTATAGTGTTTCCAAAGCCAACACACGGAAAAGGCTTAAAATCGTACAGAACAGTAGCCGAATGTATAGATTGGTCAATTCCTTGCAACTCCATTTTTGACCGCAAAAAATTGCTTGCTGATAATACTATAAGGCGAATTGCGAAAGGATTGGATAAATTCACGATTAAAGCCGAGCAGCCGTATTTTGTTGTCAACGACAATGATGCAGTGTACGTTCCGTCTATACAGAAATATTACAGCAATGTAATAGGAACAGGTATAAACAAACCTCTTTCAACTATAACTGCTATAGATCATAACGCTCTGCTTTCTCCGTCATTGATACAATATCATACCGAAACATCGAAAAGCGAAGTGAGAGGACAAAGAGTAGATAAGCCGTTAATGACTATTGACGCAAGTCCTAGATATGCGCTGACAGCAGCACATATTGTCAAGTATTATAGCGGAAATAATTTTTCGTCTGTAAAAGAGCCGTTGCATACAGTCACAACCAAAGAACGGCATGCCCTTGTAGAGAGCCATTTGTGCATATTACGTAATAATCAGGATTGCAAGTCAATCGAAGAACCTTTGCCGACAGAATGCACAAGTGCAGGGCATTTTGCGTTAATCAGTACAATGGTAGTCAGATATAATTCAAATTGCTCCCTTAATCATTGGTCAAAAATACGGATGATGCTGAATAAATATTGCGGCTATAATCTTGCAGACAATGAGCTACTGCTATTATTGATTAACGGTAACTATTATTACATAGCTGACATAGGTATGAGAATGTTAGAACCCCGTGAGCTATACAGAGCGCAGGGCTTTCCCGATGACTATATAATCGACTTTGATGTAAACGGTAAAAAATATAGCCGCTCGGCGCAAATTGCGAGATGTGGTAACGCAGTGCCTCCGCCGTTTGCAGAAGCATTAGTGCGTGCCAATCTTCCCGAGATGTGTAATAAAAAATACAGCAGCATGGAAGAAATAAAACAAGAGGTTGCCGTATGACCTGCTCTCACTGCGGCAAGACCGCAGAGCAAAAGAACAACTGGGTATTATGCCCGTACTACAAATATGCACCGGTGTGTATGACGCACTGCTACAGCGACTGTAAACGGTTTGACAGTGCAGTCGGAAAGTGTATATACACGCTTAGAAAAGCAGAAAGGAACGGTAAAAAGTAATGCCGGAAATAAAAACGCATTGGAAATTGCTTACGAACCCGAATTATCTCGGAGCGTACTCGCTTCCGAACGGCCAGGACATAGTAGTCGTAATTGATTATGTCCGCCGTGAAGAAATAGTAGGCGTAAACGGTAAAAAAGAATACGAGGTAGTGGCACACCTCAAGAACGGTCAGAAGCCGTTTATACTGAATAAGACAAATATGAAGCAGATACAGAAGCTGTACAACGCTCCATATATAGAAGACTGGGCAGGACGTGCTATTCAGGTATATTTTGATCCGACCGTGAAATTCGGCCGTGAAACAGTCGGAGGACTGAGAATACGTCCGACAGTACCACAGATAGCTCAGACCGAAAGGACTTGTGCCGACTGTGGAAAAGAAATAGCAGGTAACGGCAAATTCTCTGCCGAGCAGATAGCTCAGATGTCATACGATAAGTACGGCAAAAGTCTTTGCTGGGACTGTTCACTGGCAGAAAAACAGAAGATTGAAAGCAGAAAAGCACCCGATGCATTAGGAGGTAACGCATGAAAACAACAAAAATCAAGATCAAGAACCTGTTCGGTATCTCAGAAACCGAGCTTGACGGACAGTCGGTTGAAATAACCGGCACAAATGGCGCAGGCAAGACATCTGTAATTGATGCAATACGCTATGCACTGACAAATCGCTCCGACCGCTCTTATGTCCTCAAAAAGGGTGAGAATGAGGGCGAGATCATCATAGAAACCGACAGCGGATTGTACATAGATCGCAAGAAAAGAAGCGGACAGGCGGATTACAAGTCTATCAAGGAAGGCGGACGTGATGTTCCTGCTCCCGAAAGCTTCTTGCAGTCGATATTTACGCCACTGCAGATAGATCCTGTCAAGTTTATCGCTCTCCCTGAAAAAGAACAGAACAGAATAATCCTTGATATGATAGATTTCGACTGGGATCTGAACTGGATAAAGGAACAGTTCGGTGAGATACCGAGCGGCGTTGATTATCAGCAGAACATTTTACAGGTGCTATCAGACATTCAGAGCGATCACGGCGATTATTTCATTGAAAGGCAGGATACACAGCGTGAAATGCGCCATAAGAGGGCGTTCATTGAGGATATAGCAAAGGATATACCTGAACATTTTGACGCTGAAAAATGGGACAAATACGATGTCGGGGGCGTTTATGCCGAGATAACGGAAGCACAGTGCAACAACAATCTTATCGACCGTGCAAGAGCTTTTATGGACAGCTATAACAACAAGGTAAGGGGCTATGAAGCCGAAAAGGAAATAGAGCTTACAAACGAAAAGAACCGTATTTCCGCCGAAAAGGAAAGCCTTATCGCTGAGATTGAGCGCAAAAAGGCGGAGATAAAGGCGGCTGAGGAAAAGCTCGGTACATTCGATACGATCTATGCGGATAAGCTGGCGGTCGCTGAAGCTACCTACCGTGAAAAGATAGCAAAGCTTGACGGCGATATGAAAACAGCGCAGGACTGCCTTTCAAAAGAGCGGATAGACATATCAGCGCTTGAAGCTGAGGTAAAGACGGCGGAAGCGATGAAAAAGCATCTGAACGAATATAACCGTATGGTTAATATGGAATCTGAGGTCAAGGAGCTTAAAAGCAAGGCGGACAAGCTGACAGAGAAGATAGAGCTTGCACGCAGTCTGCCGGGTATGATACTTGAAAATGCAACGATACCGATCGAAGGCTTTACAGTAGAAAACGGCATACCGCTTATTCACGGTTTACCGGTCAGCAACCTTTCCGAGGGAGAAAAGCTGAACCTTTGCATTGATGTTACTGTTTCAAAACCCAACGCTTTACAGCTGATACTTATTGACGGCACAGAAAAACTCAGCACCGAGAACAGACAGCATCTGTACGAAAAGTGCAAGGAAAAAGGCTTGCAGTTTATCGCTACAAGAACAACAGACGGAGAGCTGGAGGTAAACTACTTATGATAGAAGTAAACTCGGAAAACTATTTCAGCACTGAGATGAACAGAAAATATATGGGCTCATCTCAGTTCAAGGCATTTAAGAAATGCGAAAGCTCGGCACTGGCTGAGCTTAATGGAGAGTACGAGAGGGAGGTTACGACTTCTCTCCTTGTAGGCTCTTACGTTGACGCACACTATGAGGGGACGCTCGACATTTTCAGAGCGCAGCACCCTGAGATATTCACACGAAACGGCGATCTGAAAAGCGAATATAAGCACGCAGAAACTATGATACAGCGTGCAGAAAGAGATGAGCTGTTTTCAAGGTATATGGCAGGCGAAAAGCAGGTAATATTCACCGGAGAGATATCCGGTGTGCCGTATAAAATCAAGGTAGACAGCTATCACCCGGATAAAGCGATAGTTGACCTGAAATGTGTAAAGGACTTTGACGAAGTATATAATTCTGAGCTTGGAGCATGGCAGCATTTCATCGATTACTGGGGCTATGACATACAGGGTGCGATCTATCAGGAAATTGTAAGGCAAAATACAGGCAAAAGCCTGCCGTTCTATATAGCGGCGATAACGAAACAGAAGCCTGAGCCCGACTTGCAGTTATACTACATACCGCAGGAAAATCTTGACGAGGCGCTCTTTACAGTACGGACCTTATCGCCACGTTACAAGATGATAAAGGAAGGTAAACTGACACCTCAGAGGTGTGAAAAGTGCAATTACTGCCGTCACACTAAGGTGCTTTCGGAGATAATAAACTACAGGGACGAGATAATCGACAGCAATATTGAGGACATGGAGGACTAAATGTACAATAAGGCAATTCTTATGGGACGTATAGTAAACGACCTTGAGCTTAAAACCACGCCGTCAGGAGTATCTGTGCTGTCATTCAGAATAGCGGTCGACCGCAGATTTCAGACAAAAGGCGAAGAAAAAAAGACCGATTTTCTTAATATTGTTGCATGGCGTAACGAAGCGGAATTTATATCAAGATATTTTGCTAAGGGACGCATGATACTCATTGAGGGAGAAATTCAGACGAGAAGCTACCAGGACAAGAACGGAAATACAGCATACGTTACCGAAATAGTTGTTGACCGTTCGACATTCACGGGTGAGAAGAAGGACAACGGCACTTCCGGTACGACAGGTTATTCGTCTGCACCTGCGGCTGCTTCGTATGCACCAACCACTCCGGCAAGCTCGGTAGTAGTAGCACCCGATGACGATGATGATTACCCGTTCTGATGAGGTGGCTATGAGTTTTGATAAAAAGACATTTATGAAAACCGTCACCGTTATCTATGATACACGGGAGCAACAGAACAAACACATTATTGACAAGCTCGGCGAGTGCGGAGTAATGACGGAAAAAAGGAAGCTCGATTTCGGCGATTATTCGTTTATGGCAGAGGGCAGGGACTTTTCCCTGTCTTGTGCTGTAGAACGCAAGGCGAATGTAGACGAGATATATAATAACATTATGCAGGACAGGTCACGCATAGAAAAGGAAATGAGCGCCGCTTCACAGCTTGCGAACGGTTTTACATTGCTTCTTGAAAATGTAAGCTCGTGGGGTTCGCTAAAGTCCTACCAAGTGCCCAAATGGCAGATGGATATGTCGCCACAGCGAAAGAATAAGGATATAGGTGCTAATGTCTATGCCACGCTGAAAGCCTGGAGCAGCGCAAGCAGATATGGTTTTTCCGTTGAATTTGTAGAAGATCCGAAAGACACGGCAGGCAAAATGCTTGAGATATTCTATTACTACTGGCGCAATTACAAAGAACTGACGCAGGCTCGGAGGTGATCTGATGGCTGATATTGAGGGCGGTTACATAAAGCTGTACCGCAAAATGACTAAGTGGCAATGGTACTCTGACGAGGTAATGTTCAGAGTATTTATGCACTTGCTGTTGACGGCAAATTACGAGCCTGCATACTGGCGGGATGTGAAAATTGAACGAGGTCAGACGGTCGTAAGTCTTGCAAAATTGGGCGCAACGCTGAATTACAGCAAAGATACAGTTTTGAAGGCGCTTAAACGTCTGGAAAGTAGCGGCGAAATAACACGCCGACCGACCGCTCGATATACCATTATTACTATATCTAACTACAATGAGTATCAGGATAAGCCGACCGACAACCGACCGCTGACCGACCGACAACCGACCGCTGACCGACCGCTGACCGACCGCAGAGTCGACCCGCTTAAAGAAGTAAAGAAGAATAAGAAGAATAAAGAAGAAAAAGAAGAAAAAGAAGCGGTACGCTCCGCTTCCGGTTCGCAGGAGCAAAATCTGATTGATCTGTACGGCATCGAGGCAACGGAGAAGTACAAGAAAAGATTTCGTGACTGGGCAGATAAAAGAGGCAAGCAAAACCTTGATTGCATAACGACAATTGCCAAATGGATGGAGCAAGACAACGTACCGAGAAAAAAGGCTGAGGTAAACGATGGAGGAACTCATACGAATTTCAGACCAAGTGAATGGTGACAGCACTACTAAGCACGGACCGATATACACGAGCAAGGAAGTAATGGAGCTGGGGATACCGAGCGACGAACCCATACCGGAACCTAAGACGTGTAAATACTGCGGAAAGACGCTGTACCACGAATGTATTGTGATTGCGGGCAAAGCTCTTGTATGGTGGCTGAACCAACCGCAAAGGTGTGATTGTGAAAAAGCAGTCGAGTTCTGGAAGCGATGGGACGCTAAGCAAGAAGAACTGCGGAAGGCACAGGCTATTGCAGAAGAACAGGAACAGAAGCGCCGGAAGATAGAGGCTATACTCGGCAAATCGGGCATCAAGCAGCGATTTCTTTCGAGGACATTTGAAAATTTTGCTGTGAACAACGAGAACCGCAAGGCATACGAAACAGCAAAAGAATATGTTGACAACTGGCAGGATAACAAAGATAACGGCAGAGGACTGTATCTTGAGGGAACTTGCGGAACAGGAAAGACGCACCTTGCCGTAGCTATTGCACTGAAGCTGATAAATCAGGGCGTGCCGGTTATCTGCAAGACGTCTATCGATCTGCTTGCCGATATAAAGCAAAGCTATGAGTATGACAGCACAGTGAACGAAGAAGAGGTACTGACTGCATACAAGACGGCTGATTTGCTGGTAATCGACGATTTGGGTAAGGAGCGGGCTACCGAATGGTCCGTGCCTATCCTGTACCGGATAATCAATGACAGATACGAAAATATGCTGCCAACGATCATAACCACAAACTATAACACCGATTCTCTGATAGAAAAATTGACGGTGAGCGGTGACAGGGAAACGGCGGAAGCAATCATAAGCAGATTTAAAGGCAGTGCTTCCTGCGTCACTATGGCGTGGGAGGATTATAGGAGGAAAAGATGAGAGATTGGATAAGTGTGGAAGATAAACTTCCCGAAAAATCTGAAACGTGGAAAGAATATTTGATATCTGTTTTTGTGCCATACAATGATAAACATTTAGTAACAACGGCAATGTATGACAGCCGTCAAAAAATATGGCACTGGCATCCTTTTAGCGAAGAACAAACCATAAATGCTATAATTCCACCTTGTGATGTTGACGGTGGAGAAACTACAATAACGCATTGGATGCCGTTACCTGAGTCACCGTATGAATTTTGAGGAGAAGAAAAGATGAGAGAATCCCGAGCTGATGGAAGGAGCGGACAATGCCTAAATATCTTGAAAAAGAGACTTTTAAGTCTTGGATGAAAGAAAACATAACCAAAAATTCGATGATTTTAACGGCAATAGATTACGCGCCGTCAGCTGATGTCAAGCCTGTAAGGCACGGGCATTGGACGGAAACAGTCATTCCTGGGGAAGTTCCTGATTATGACTGCGTGTGTAGTTTATGTGGGAAAAGCGGATTGCCGATATATAATTTTTGCCCTAACTGCGGAGCAAAGATGGACAAGGAGGAAAAAATATGACTGAAGAAGAAATCTTGAACAAATGTAAGGAAAGGTTTGCTGCTCATAAGGCAACTTTAATACAGAACACTGACCGCTATATGATTATTGATTGGCGCAAAGCTGATGGAAGTAGCGACTATTATGTTAATTACATTCTCGACAAAAAAAGAGGCGACCTGATAATAAGCGGCGACTTGGGAGATTGCATTGCAACATGGTATAACGCAGTTAGTCCCCGACAAATGAGAAGCTATCTCAAAGATGTTCATTACTTCATAAGCAAATTTCAGTGCTCGACCGATAAATATATCTACGATCCGGACAGTGCTTTTGAAGACATAAAATATCGGCTTAAAGACTACATGGAGTTAGAGCTCGAAGAACTGCTGAATGCCAGCAAAAAGCATTTATGGCATTCTGTCGATACAGAAGAAGAACTTTGGGAAGCTGTGAAATCGGATATTGATGAGAATTGGTATTCAGATACCAAACTGCATTATTCGACAGATATGACAAACTTCTTGCAAGAACTGGACTCAGAGTATTATGAGTGGCTTTATGATTGCGGAAGCGGTATAAATATGCGTGTATATCTATGGGCGGTTGGTTATGAAATGTCTTATACACAGCTGGAATGTGCAAGAGAGAAAGGAGGCAAACAATGACTAAACGCAAACCCGCAACCGAAACCTGCCTGTTCTGTGGGCAGGTAATACCTGACAAGAACGCAGGCAGATGCGGAGGAGGTGTGAATGACACTTACTCGGCTTAATAATATGCACCGTGTAAAAGCGTGTATAGATTTTCTTAAAAAAGAACTCAAAGGAGAAAGAATCGCTGATACTACTTGCGGTAGTATGCCTGTGTTCCCTTACATACTGCACACAACTGTGATCGAGGGGTATACCGAAAGCGCTAAAGCTGCTTCGTCTGAACTGATTAACTTACGCTTTGAATACGAGGTATGCAAAGGATATATTGCAAATATAGATAATCCGTTTTTAAGGAACATATTTGAATTGCGGTTCATAAAATGGATAAAGTGGAATCGTATAGCTGACAGCATAGGTGGCAATAATACGGAATACAGCATAAAGAAAATGGTGTATCGGTATATAGATAGTCATTAAATTCTGTTGTTAAAATGCACAGAATTGTTTATAACATTTGTTTGTTTTGACAAATTGAGTGAATTTCAATTGATTTCAGTAAAGAAAAATGGTATTATACAATTGTGGAAGGATTCTTACAAGGAGGGGGAGAAAGGTATGAATATATTGTCAGTGGCAAAGTATATCCTTGAAAAGCAGGGTACAATGACTACAATGAAGTTGCAAAAACTATGCTATTATTCACAGGCGTGGAGTCTTGTTTGGGATGAAAAACCGCTTTTTGATGAAGAATTTGAGGCATGGGCTAATGGTCCTGTATCACCTGAACTGTTTAATTATCACAGAGGAAAATTTGTTATTAGTGCAAATGACATTACAGGCAACATTGATGAGTTATCATCAGAACAGAAAGAAACAGTAGACACCGTACTGAAATATTATGGTGAAAAAGAACCCAATTGGCTCAGTGAACTTACTCACAAAGAGCGTCCTTGGAAGGAAGCGCGAGAAAAAGCAAATGCGGCGGTCGGTGAGCGTTGTAATGAAGTTATCACTAAGGAAAGTATGCAGAGCTATTATGGTGGAATATAATAATGGCTAAAAGAAAAAAAGTAGTTAACCAGAAGGAACAAGTTTCCGGTAGCAAAAAACCTAAAAATAGAGAAAATCCATGTGCATATTATGATTGGCATCCGTCTTGGAATTTTTCTATGTGTGATTTTGAACATGAAAAATGGAGTTTAGAAAATTCGGATATTTATTATAAGATATTTCCTAAACTGATTTTATTTGAAAGAATGAAATGGAGCGACATAATTGTTCGGGATAAAGAGAGAAACCACTGGGAAAATTGTAATGAGTTTATAAAAGAAGCACGTGATAGAATAGTTGAAAAAAAGTGGGATTTTGATCAATTGTTTTCTCTTCGTCTTGAAGGAGATATGCGTTTATATGGGAATATTGAAAATGGCATATTCTATTTGATTTGGTATGATGAGAAGCATGAGATTTATCCTTGCAAAAAAAAGAACACATAAATTTGTCCCACATGTCACAAAAAAGCGTAGTATACTTATAATGAGAAAAAGAGATCTGAAAAAGGTCTCTTTTGTTTTTGCGATAATAAGAAATTATATTTCCTCCTGAAGCCCGGCACAACGGTGTCGGGTATTCTTATACCCAAAAGAAAGGACGGTGCTACCGTGACCGAAAGACAGAAGAAATTCGCAGAATACTACGCTCAGTGCGGTAACGCCGCCCAGAGTGCGATACAGGCAGGATACAGCAAAAAGTATGCAAATACTAATGCTTCAAAATTACTACAAAATACTACAATTACGGAATACATAAAACAGCTCACCGAAGCCGCCCAGACCGCACGAATAATGACCGCAAGAGAACGGCAAGCTTTGTTATCCGATATGGCAAAGAACGGCAAAAATAGCCCTGCTGACCGTATTAGAGCGATCGATACGCTGAATAAGATGACGGGGGAGTACACGCAGAAGGTCAGCATTGACGGTGATGTGGGAGTGAAGATAGTTGACGACTGTTAAGCTCAGCGACATTATAGCGCCCTCGTTCTACGATCTGCACAAGGATATAAAGGCAGACAGGCACACGCATTACTGGCTCAAGGGCGGACGAGGCTCGACGAAATCATCTTTTGCATCAACGGAAATTCCGCTCGGTATGATGAAAGATCCTATGGCGAATGCGGTCGTTATCCGCAAAGTCGGACTGTATCTGAAAGACAGCGTGTATGAACAGCTATTGTGGGCGATAGAAAGGCTCGGCGTGTCGCACTTATGGCAGTGCAGGCAGTCACCGCTTGAGCTTGTCTACACGCCGACAGGTCAGCGTATTTTATTTCGTGGCGCAGACAAGCCGAAAAAGCTGAAATCTACCAAAGTCAGAAAGGGCTATATCCGCTATGTGTGGTATGAGGAGGCGGACGAGTTCGGCGGTATGGAAGAGATACGCACCATCAATCAATCCCTGCTCAGAGGCGGTGCGACATACACCGTTTTTTACACGTTCAATCCGCCGAAAAGCCAAAGAAACTGGATAAACAGCGAGGTGCTTGTTCCCCGTTCGGACAAGATAGTGCATCACAGCGACTATCGTTCTGTGCCGGCAGAATGGCTCGGAGAACAGTTTTTGATTGAAGCAAAGCACCTTGAGCAGACAAAGCCGGAGCAGTACAGGCATGAATATCTCGGAGAGGTGACCGGCACGGGTGCGGAGGTATTTACGAACATTACTATCCGTCCTATCACGGACGAGGAAATAAAGTCATTCGATCATATCAAGCGTGGTATAGACTGGGGTTACGGCGCTGATCCGTTTGTATATATAACAGCTCATTTCGACAGCAAGCGAAACAGGCTGTTTATTTTTTACGAATTTTTCAGGTGCGCCGCAAAGTATGACGTTATTGCAAATGCAATCCGCAAGGAGAACACGCAGAACGGTACAATCATTGCCGAGTCTGCCGAGCCACGCTCAAACGATGAGCTTCGGGACAGGGGTTTTCACATACGAACGGCGGTCAAAGGTCCGGGAAGCGTCGAGCACGGTATAACGTGGCTTCAGAACCTTGAAGAGATTATTATTGACGGCACACGTTGTCCGAATGCCGCCCGTGAATTCAACGAATATGAGCTTGATCGTGACAGCAGGGGCGAGCTGAAAGCAGACTTTCCTGACAGAAATAACCACACCATAGACGCTATCCGATATGCCCTTGAAGATTATATCGGCAGGAAGATAGTAAAATCAACGCTCAGCAAGCGGAAATTAGGCATTTATTAAGGAGATTATATGATAACATCACCGATTTTCACAACTGACAAAATGGCGGAGATGATAACGCCGACAGTGGCACGAGATTACATAGAAAAGCACGACAGATACGAAATGCCACGCCTTACGATGCTGGATAATTACTACTGCGGTAGACAGCACATCTGCGACAGACGTAAAAGTGACGATATGCTGTGCAACAACCGTGTAATGATAAATCACGCCGCATATATCGCAAAGTTTACATCTTCGTATCTGATAGCTACTCCTGTTTCTTACAGCGGTAAAGATGATATGGATATTACGGCAATAACCGATTGCCTGAATTATGCCGACAGCAGTACGCAGGACGCAGATCTTGCGCTCGATGCCGCAATATTCGGCAGAGCCTACGAACTTATCTATATGGACGCTGACAGCTGTCCGAAGCTCGCCCGTATCACTCCGCTGTCTGCATTTGTCGTTTATGATGATACGGTGGAGCAAAATCCCGTATTTGCGGTGTATTATTACCCCGTTTTCGAGCCGGGCAACAGTACGCCTAGGTGCTTCAAGTGTCAGCTTATGACCGATACGATAACGCAGGACTTTGAACTTACGAGCAACTTCGGACTTAAATCGGAGGGCGAGGCAGTACCGCACTATTTCGGCAAAGTACCGCTGAATGAAATTTATAATGACGGTCAGCGACAGGGCGATTTTGAGCAGGTCATAAGCCTTATTGACGCATATAACACGTTGCAGTCAGACAGGGTTAATGACAAGGAGCAGTTCGTTGACAGCCTGATGTACATTAAAGGTCAGATACTCGGCGAAACCGACGATGAGAAGGCTGAAACCTACAGCGAAATTCAGCGTAATAGGGTCGTTGAGCTGTCACAGGACGGCGAAATAGGATTTCTGACACGGCAGTTTGATGAAGCGAGTGTGGAAGTGCTGAGAAAGAGCATTGTTACCGATATACACAAGATTTCGGGCGTACCCGATATGTCGGATGAAAGTTTTGCAGGGAATGCTTCGGGTGTTGCCATGAAGTACAAGCTATTGAACCTTGAACAGATAACCAAGACGAAAGAGCGGTATTTCACAGAAGGCTTACGTTACCGCCTTGAGTGCCTTTCCAACATAATCGGTATAAAGGGCGGTCATATCGATCCGAAGCTGATAGACATAACCTTTACACGCTCGCTTCCTCAAAATGAGCTTGAATTATCCCAGGTGGTGGCAACGCTTGACGGTAAAGTGCCGCAGGAAACTTTACTGTCGCTCCTGCCGTTTGTTAAAGATCCTCAGAGTGCCGCAGAAGAACTCCGACAGCAGAAGCAGGACGCTATCACGGCACAACAGCAGATGTTTATGAACACACCGCTTGCAAGGGGCGAAAGCAATGAAGAATCCGAGTAAGAAATACTGGGAGGACAGAGCCGCAGGACGAATGGTAGGCTACACAGCTAAAGCGGAAAGCACCGCCGATACTCTCGGCAAGGCTTATTACGCAACAGCACGGTATCTGCAAGGGGAAGCGAATGACGTTTTTAACGCCTTTACAGATAAGTTTGAACTGAGTATTGCCGAAGCCGAAACAATGCTCAAAAACGCACCGGGCAAGTATATGTTTGAAATGAAGACCGCCCTTGCCACCTGCAACGATAAGCAGAGGAAGCAGGAGCTTGAAACGCTGTTGTCATCGCCTGCATACGCCCACAGAATAGGGCGGTTGAATGATCTTGACAGCAAGATAAGCGATATGTGCTCACGTCTTGCAAACGCCGAAATAGGCGTTGATACAGAGCATTTGAGCGATATAATTCAGAATGCGTATATGCAGACGGTTTTCGATGTGACGAAGGGTGCGGATTACCGTGCGGCTTTTGATTTAATTCCCGAAAGCCGTGTGAAAGCTATTCTGTCTACCAACTGGAGCGGTCAGATGTTCTCCCAGCGTGTCTGGGATAACACAAACGCACTTGCAGACGGGCTGAAGCACGATATGCTTGTGGGCATTATGGCAGGAAAGTCCGAGCAGCACATGGCGGACGATATAATGAACCGCTGCGGTGTCGGTGCTTTCGAGGCACGCAGGCTTGTACGGACGGAAACCACCTGCGTTGCGAATACGGCGGAGCTGTACGGCTACAGGGAGCTTGACATTGACGAATACGAGTTTTCCGCCTGTCTTGACAGCCGTACAAGCGATCTATGCCGTGAGCTTGACGGTAAGGTGTTCAAGCGTAACAGCGCACAGGCAGGTGTAAATCTTCCGCCTATGCACCCGTTCTGCCGTTCTACAACGCTCCCTGTTCTGCCGAGCGAGGAGGATCTTGATAAAGAGCTTGCCGAACTGGGCGATGAGATAGGCGCAGATGTTGACTTTGACGAGTGGCAGCGGAACTTACAGCAGGGCGAGGACGGCAAGTGGCGGTATGTTGCAGGAAGTGCGGGTAAAGTCAAAGCGGATAAACCGATGAGGTTTGCAGGGGATGGTGTTGATTATATGTCAAAATCATTCAGACCTGATTATTCTGATAGTACGCCTATTTCCTTTAGCACGGCCGATGGAATCAAAAATATTGAAGTGAAAAAAGTCACCAATAGCCAATTTGATATGGTAACAGATAACGCTAATCGCAGGAATAAAGCTGTAAGGCTTGCAGAAAAGAATTTAAAAGCCGTTAAGAAAATGTTACCGGAAGGCTATGTAATGCCCAAAGTTGCTGTCGTAGATTTTGATAAGTGCGGTTTAAATGTTCAGGCAATAGGCGGGTACGATAAAGAAACAGGCATATTGTATCTGAACAGCAAATATAACACATCCGGTAAGATTTTAGACTTTGTAAATGAAAAAGCGGGGTATTTTGCTAATAATACAGAATTTGCTCCGATTTTGCATGAACTTGGGCATAAATATTATGAGGACTGCGTGAAATCCCTTGCAATTTCAGAAAATATGGAGTATAATAAAGCTAAGAATATAATTGATAGCAAGTTATATGATTATGTTCATTCTAAAAATAACGATGGTTTGTTTTTGAAGAAAAACATAAGTTGTTATGCAGATGACGGATTCTATAACAAAAAATATACTGAGATTGTTGCAGAATGCTTTTCTGTGCAAAAAGAAAATATCTTTGCGAACGAAATTATAAACATACTTAGAGGTGATGGCATATGATGATTAAATTTACGAAAGAACAGGTTGAATTATACGATAAACTAGAAAAAACAACCGACACCGACGAAATAAAAAAAATTAGGAAACGACTCCACGAAATATCTATTGAACGTGACAAAGAACTAGAGAATTGCCCTTTTGTTCATTAATTTGTTACTTGACTTTTATGTGTTTAACCGCCCACAGCAGTGAGCGGTTTTCTTATACCCGTGTGCAATCAATTGCACTTGATTTTAACTTGCACAGTACGCACTAACGATATAACAAACGGCTTAACAAACGGCTTAACAAAGCCAAATGTTAATTTGCAGTGTTTATTTGCAATTATAGCTGATTTTAAACATAAACTTTGCAAAAACAGCCGTTTTTTGTGAAGTTCGGCGCAAATTTGAACGAACTTAATAATTTTACCGCCCCTTTTGGAGCGGTATTTTTATACCTGAAATATGAAAGTGAGGTTTTTAAACATGAACAAAATTAAGAAAGTTATTATTGCCGCAAGCGGTGTTTTACTGTCAGCGGTTTTTCTGTGTGGTTGCACGGAAGCTGAAAGAGTGACGTACAATGTGCAGAAAGAAGCAGATAACTTCAATGTGACAAGGCGGTTGTCGGTTATCAATGCAAGGAGCGACAAACCAGTGCTTGAGCTTATTGGTAATTTTTCTATTTCAAACAACGAAGCAAACGAGCTGGTTGTAACAATAGAAATAGCTCCAAATGTGTATAAAGTTGATTATGTGTATCTTAACGACTGGACAATGTACACTGTAGAAGATGTAAGTGGAGCGTACGTTGACAAATATCATTACGAGATCAATTTCTTGCCTGAAATGATTGCGCCGATTACATTCACAAGCAAAGACTGATAATTTTACCACTCTGCAAAGGGCGGTATTTTTATACCCAAAAACAATTTATTCCGAACGTTGTGGGCAATGAACGCAGTGGGCGGAGAAAGGACAGAAACATGAACAACAGAAGAATTTTCATCGGCTTACAGCACTTCGCAGAGGGCGAGGGGGACGGCGGCGCAGATGCAAACGTTCCCGGCAATCAGACTGCCGATAACGGCGGTGACGCTCAGGATAGCGCATCGCAGAAGCCAACCTTTGACGATATGTTAAAGGACAAGGATATGCAGTCTGAGTTTGACAAGCGTGTAAGCAAGGCACTGGAAACAGCAAAAACAAAGTGGCAGAAGGACGCAGACGAGAAGCTCTCGGAGGCAAAGAAGCTCGAAAAAATGAACGCAGAGCAGAAAGCCGAGTACCAGCGTAAGCAGACTGAGGAAAAGCTCGCAAAGCGTGAGGCGGAGGTTACAAGGCGTGAGCTTATGGCGGAAGCTAAGGTACAGCTTGCGGATAAGGGACTTCCCGTAGGGCTTGCCGCTGTGCTTGACTATACCAGTGCGGATGAATGCAAGACGAGCATTGAAACGGTCAGCAAGGCATTTGCCGAAGC